CAATTGAATTTTATAATGGTTCTTGGATAAAGACCAGAACCAGTACTGACAGCGCAAGAAGCGCCAGAGCAAATACAATTGTTGTTGATGAGTACAGAATGGTTAATAAGTTTATTCTGGATACTGTTATTAAAAAGTTCTTGGCCGACAGCAGACATCCTGCATATCTTGACAAACCGGAGTACGCCCATCTGCAAGAGAGAAACTCCGAGATATATATGTCTTCTGCCTATTACAAAGATTCTTGGGCTTATGAAAAAGCGCAAGCCTATACGGTTAACTTTTTTGATGACAAGAAAAAATATTTCATTTGCGCTCTTCCATATCAGCTGTCCATCTATGAACGGTTACTGATGAGGGAGCAGGTCGAAGATGAGTTTTCCGAAGCAGACTTTTCAATAGACACATGGATAATGGAGATGGAGTGCATCTGGCTTGGCGATGATGACAACAGCTTCTTCAAGTTAGATGATCTGAATAAGGCAAGACGACTGGATAAATGTCTGTATCCTTTAGAATATTATTCAGACATCATGCCCGTTCCCGAACCTCCGCCGGGCGGGCATCGTGTCTTGTCTTTGGATATTGCTCTTATGGCTTCGACAAAGAAGAAAAAGAACGACGCTTCTGCGTTGTACATTAATGATTTGGAGTTAATTTCTTCTGCGAAGTACAGGTCCAACTTTATATATGGAGAGACCTTTGAGGGTCTTACGACTGATGCGCTTGGGTTGATACTCATGCGCTATTTTAATAAATACAAATGTGACCAACTGGTTCTTGACTGTGCCGGCGTTGGTCTTGGTGTTTATGATTACATCTGCCACTCTCACTACGATCCTGAAACAGGTGAGACATATATGGCGATGAAGTGTTGCAATGATGACGACATGGCCATCAGGTGCAAGGAGGAAATAAACCTTCCGTGCGTCTGGTCTGTCAAAGCAAACCTGAAGTTCAATAGTCAGATCTGCTTGGCCCTCCGAGATGGAATCAGAAACGGACGAGTGAACTTTCTCAAGGGTGAATTGTTGGTTGACGACATTGTGTCCTCTGACTACAAGGGATATAAAAAGTTGTCTCTGCAAGAACAGGCGAGGTTGAAGACGGCATATGTCCAGACCACCATGGCAGTGTTTGAGTTGATAAAACTTCATACTGTTATGAGCGGCGGTACAATCACCGTCAAAGAACAATCTGGCATGAGGAAGGACCGCTACTCTTCCATCGCTTATAACTATTGGTGTGCTTCTCAGTTGGAGCAACAGCTTCGACCGAGATCCACAAGTACGCAGTCACTTATTGATCAGCTAACTATACGACGTGGGTCGTATAACGGAAAGGTAATATAAGGGGGTGCATATATGGCACAAACAAATAATGGTGCTACTGCACCTACTGCTGCACAGATGCGAGAGTGGTACGAAAAAAACCATTCTCGTATTGAAAACTTTGATAATGCGTCTGATGCTCTTAAAACTTTAAGAGACATCAACAAGTTGAATCGCCACCTCGTTCCCGCATACGACAAGGAACAGGTGGTTATTTATCTTCAGAATGTGACTGGTAACGAAGTTAACCTCAGAAATCTGGCATGGTATTTATTCTACCGCTCTCAGATTTTCCAGAGGATTGTTATGTATAATGCGTCATTGTTTGATTATGATGCACATATTGTTATACCGCCGTATAACTTGATTGGTGATAACAATGATCAGTCTATCCTGAGATCTTATTATGATACTGCTTCGATGATTGGCAAATGGAATATTGTCAATGAGTTTTTGAAGGTCAACATTACGAACTTTATCCAAGATGTAAGCTACAACATTGCTTACTACGATGAGACTGGCCTGTACTTTCTTCCGATGCCGGCCAACTACTGCCGGATCGTCGGCCAGTATTTCAGCGGAGACTTCGCCTTTGCTATTGATATGAATTATTTCAGAGGTACGAATGAGTGGCTCATTGAGGAATGGGGAGAACCGTTTACGACAATGTGGAGGAAATATTCCGAAGATAAGCGTAGCGGTCGGTGGCAAAGAGTTCCCGATGAATTCGCCGCCTGTTTCAAGTATCGGTCATATGATTGGGAAACCATCCTTTGTCCTTTCTCCGGCCTGTTTCTTCCGCTGATCAACCTTGAGGATGTTGCCGACGTTCAGGCTGTTGCCGACAAGCAGGAAATCTATAAGCTTGTCTACACGGAACTTGAGACTCTGACTGGAACAAAAATTCCGGATGACTGGAAGGTTAATCCTGCTCTGGTTATTGAGTACTTTAACAAGATGGTCGAGAATGCTCTTCCTGATTATGCTTCTGCAGCAATCGTACCAGGAAAGCTGGATGTTATTGATTTTTCAAATAATGACAAGACTACCGAAACCAACAAAGTTCTCAAGGCAACTAAGAATGTTCTTAATACATCTGGTGGAGCGCAGATCCTGAACTCTGAGAGCATACAGGGTACGACTGCGTTCATGGGAGCGTTGCATTCTGATACGGAGTTTGCCATTGCCACTCTTCTGCCACAGGCTGAAGGTTGGTTTAACCGCATTATTGGTTATGTTGTTTCAAATCCTTCGTATATCAAATTCTTTCACTGTGGCCGGCTGACCAGAGATGAGTATCGTAAGGAACTTCTTGAAAATGCCCAATATGGGTTGCCGACCAAATTATCTATCATGGCTCTGAGCGGTGTAGATGAATTAAAGACCCTGAGTCTGAATCATCTGGAAGAAGATATTCTTGGTTTAAGCGACCGGTTCGATTCTCCTTTAAGTTCTAGCTTTACAACCAGTAACACATCAGCGGGAAGACCCGAATCGGATGCGACCGACTTAACTGATGACGGTGAAGCTTCGAGGGATAAGGCTGATAGAGCCGGGTGAGAAGGATGAGTACAAAAGGAAAATTTATCAAAGTAAAAGACAGGAAAACGATCGAATTGCTGAAAGCAAATGGATATGTGCTTCTGTCGATGAACGACGGTGTAGCAACATTTATTAACAACAACAAACTAAATTTTAGTCTGCCCGACAAGCACATTCATTTTTCGGACAGACTCGAATTCTAAGGAGGACACAGTGGCTAAGAAGAAATTACTTACCATTGATGATCTTGTAGAATTCTGTGCGAATAATAATCTGTCTAGGTTCAGCGCAACCGACAGCGGCTATCAGCTGTGTGTTCAGATGCCGGCAACCTACGATTCTTCCGAGGGTCATTCTGATGACTCTTTTTTATTTGGCAAAGTAAAACTTATTCACACAGGCCGAAACCGCAACGGATCTAGCGTTACGGAGGAGGCTGCAAAGAAATGTTTGGATACGATTAAGTATAAACCGTTCCTTGCGAATTTCACACAGGATCAAGACGGGAATTGGGACTTTACGAGTCATGATGTTGAATACAACGAAGACGGAACCATTGAATATCTTGAGCATCAGATTGGATGCTTTACTGCCGACCAACCGTACATTGAACATGATGACGAGAATGACAAAGACTATGTCTTTGCGTATGTAGCTATTCCGAGAACATACACTCACGCTGCTGAAATTATTGAGCGCAAAGGTGGAACGAAAGTTTCCGCAGAAATTGCGGTTAATGAAATGTCTTACTCTGCCGCCGACAAGGTGCTTGTCCTTGAGGATATTGAAATCATGGGCGTCACCGCTCTTGGTATTCATGAAGATGGCAGTGAAGTAAGCGAAGGTATGCAGGGGGCAAGATTGGATATTGCTGACTTCAGCATGGAAAACAATTCTATTCATTTTGCTCAGAAGGACATTGATATTATTTCCGAGTTCATGGCAACTCTGAAACAATATATAGAAGAATCTAAGAAAGGAGGAGACGAGATGGGTCAGGAAGTAAACGAGGTCGTTACGCCTGAAACTCCCGAGGTTGAAGAGCTTCAGCAAGAGGAAGTTGAACAGGTTGAAGAAACCGTTGATGAAATCCCCGAAGCTGAAGAAGCCGAGGAACCCGTAGAGGAATCCGATCCTGAATCTGTGGATTTTTCTATTACGGTTGAGACGTTTGCTGTAAGTCTGTCTGAGCAGCTTTATGCTCTTACGCAGCTTGTAAATGACACATATGCCGAAGCTGATAATGCATATTATAGCTGTGATGCATATACCGACACCAAGGAAGTAGTCTTTGTTGACTATTATTCCGGTCGTGCATGGAGACAAAAGTATCAGGTCCGTAATGACCAATATAGCCTGAAGGGAGATCGTGTTGAAGTTCACGCACGTTACCTGACGGCCGATGAAGAGGCGGCTCTTGATAGCATGAAGTCTAAGTATGAAGAAATTTCTACGAAGCTTGAGAAGTATGAAGCCGAACCTCAGAAACTGGAAATCTTCGCATCGGATGACTATAAGGACATTCGTAACAACGAAGAGTTCAAACAATTACAGGAGCAAGAAAACCACTTTGACCTGAGTGTTGAAGAGGTTTCTGCAAGATGTGATCAAATTCTTCTGAATGCCGCAAAAGGACATACTGTTGAATTTTCACACAAAGATACATCTTTCAAGCCACTTCCCAAAAAGAATATGAAACAGGGAAGATACGGCAATCTGTTCAAAAGATAATATAGGAGGAAAAATCGTATGATTAGTATCACTGCGGCGGAACACGCTGTTGCGTTTCCGTCTAAGCTGAAATCCTCGCTGTGCGGCCATATTTATAACATGGTCCTTCAGCAGGATCTTGACAATGGTACTGTTCGCGGCATCGGTGATTATGTGAGCTTCGATCAGTACAAGGATGTTGCCGCTCCGGCTGCGTTTGCAGGTAAGGTTGTTGATGTGGCGGCCAATGGTAATTTTTATGTTCGTGTAACTGCTGTCGATGCCGACGAGCCGGCCGTTCTCATTTATGATGATCCGATCATCAAGGAGACGAACGACAGACACTTTATTTCCGCAAAGTATTTCTACAATCCCGAAGGTTCTACCGTTCGTGCTTTCGAACTGGCCGTCGGTGATATCTTT